ATTTAATTCATTTTCTAGTTTATCTAAATCAGAAAATTTTACAGTTTCCTTTTCTTTTTTTTTATCGTTCATTAATAATTCAATACCAGGACCAAAACTAGACCCTACTTTTACTTCTTCTGGTGCACCAAGATTAATGACTTCCATAATGAATACTTAAGAACAATTAATTTTAAGTAATCCGCAATTATTATTATGAAAATACCAAATTCCTTGCAAAAATGTATCGGCCAAATCATCTTTTTTTTTATGACTCAAAAATGTTGTGTTGAAGTTATTTAATTCTAACATTTTTGTTGTATAATGAATACTTAATTTTTTACGTTCTGTATATGTTGTTTTTTCACTATGAAATAATTTTAATTTATTACCAGCAGAAATACATTCTACCTTAGCACCTCGCATTAACCAATATTGAACCATTAATCCTTGAATTGATTTCATTTTACTTGCAAGAGGACCAATTTGGTTTTCAATTAATACCACATCTGCATTAAATTTTGCATATCTTTTAATTATTTGTTTACCTATTTCAACTAACGATAATGGAGCGATTGGTCTTGTTTCTCTTTTTAACGATTTTATCATTTCTGTTGATGTTCCAAGCGAAAGTGTGTTTTTAGTACATAGTGAAATGAGTTCAATCAAATTTTTAGATGTATAACATGAATGAAGTTTACAATAATATGTTTGATTTAACTGATGTGTTGCTTGTTTGGAACAAGCACATTTATATTCATCAGTTAAATCTATAACATCCCAATCATCAATGCTTATACTGTTCGATACATTAAATAAACAATGCGCCATATGTTTGATTCCAATATCAATGGAAATAACCTTCATAAGTTTAATATTAAAATATCTTTAGATATAATATAATATAATATTATGGATGAAGATGATGAAGTACTAACGCCTGAACAGTTATATGCAGTATTTAATAGATCGCCTAATAATATATCATCTACGTCAATACTTGAAGACATTATTAAACATAAAGAAGGAGGTGGGTACAAGAGTCAACGGGTTAAAAGTAAACGGTATAAACATAAAAAAAGGAACAGTAAACGGGCTAAATAATTATTTTGTACGTTTATATATTTCAAAAGCAATAAGACCACCTGTAATTTGTGCAATTATATAAGGAATTAGTGTGTCCATTTGTTGTTTATTTGCGGTAACTAGCATAATAGTAACTGCTGGATTAAAATTGCCTCCTGATATTTTCCCCCCTAAAAAAATAATTAAGGAAAGCGCTGCACCAATTGCCAAAAAATTACCTGTTGCTAAAATCACATATAAAAAAAATAAAGTTCCGATAAATTCTACCAAAAGTGCTTTGGGTTGCATATTTATTATACTTATTTTAAATTCATTAGACAAATGAATTTAATTTAAACAAACTTTGGTTTTTTTAATACCCCAAAGAGCAATAAGAACCCACAATGCCATAATGTTATTTCCACCAGTGTGAATAATCCATCTAAGACCTATGCAATGTGGCGATGCCACCAAAAAGGGCGATGATATAAATCCAACAAATGAAAATGCGACGCATAGTTTAACATATATATGAGCGGCAACATAATGCGCCACTATCCATCCAATATAAAGAAGCGTAAGCATTCCTAGACGACTCATCTTAAACTCCATTCTCAACCTATTAGTATGTCATACACTATTTCAATTTTATTAATTTGTTTTTAAATTACTTAGTCCATGATCGTTGTTTTTATTGGTCACTACATTCTCAGTGTCAAATAATGTTTTCTGAATATCTACTATATTTTTTACATTTACTAAATTGTCATTTGTATCAATTGTTTGAGATAATTTGTTACCACTTTCTGTCGCCCTTTTAATATTATCTTCAATTGCTTTACGTTTGGCATCTTTAACACGCTTATCAAAGTATTCTTTAGCGCTTGCTTCATTTTGTTGTTTTTTTGACATAAGTTCATTTAGTTGGGACTCAAGAAAATTTACCTGTCCAGTTCTATAGGCATCCGGCTCCCATGGCATCCATAATCCAACTGGACCCACATATACGTCAAAATGCGGGTCTTGTTCGCGAAGCATTTTAGCACGCAGTTCTGCTTCTTCTTGCGAAGGAAATACTCCTCTAATTTTGATGCCTCGTGTATTGGTTTGAAAATCATTTTTCTTATTATATTCTAACTCAAGTTCATCTAAATGTTTGTCTAAAAATGTTTTGTAATCATCACTAATAGATTCTTTAGACAAATTGGACGCCTCTTCTTTACAAAATTCATTTAGGTCATTTGTAATTTGCTCGGGGTTTAAATTGTATTTATAAGAAAGAAATGCAGTAAACTGTGCATATTTTTGCATGGATTTTACCAAGTCCCAGTTCTTTACAAACTGGTCAAAAAAAAATTGTTCCTTTCTCTGAATAATATTTTCAGGGGAAATAAAAGAAACGCATACAAATTTTTGTTGAGCAATAGGTTTATCTTCCTCTAATAAATCAACATATGGCTTTGACATATATCAAAGTAGTTGTTTTTATTTAAGTTTTAATTGAGAATATATTTTTTTCTGTTCAAATACTATGTTTGATTTAGGTGAACTAATTAAACGAGCCATAAAATACTTAGTTGAAGGGTTAATGGTCGCCATTGCAGCCTACGCAATTCCTAAAGGAAAAGGTCTTAGTTTGGACGAAGTTGCTCTTATTGCGCTTACTGCTGCAGCCACATTTTCAATCCTAGACACTTACATCCCCAGCATGGGTATGACGGCTCGAACTGGAGCAGGATTTGGTATAGGCGCTAACATGGTTGGATTTCCCAATTAAAACTTTTTAATCTTATCCGATGCTTTTATCAATGCCTTTGTAATTTCTTCTTCAAACGCAGTATGACCTGCACGAACTATGACCAAGTCACAATTCGTGAACAATTTACTTAATGTATATGCCATTTTCATTGGGGTAACTATGTCATACCTTCCTTCTACCATAATGGTAGGAATGTGTTTAATGATGCTCATATGTTTATAAATTTCCCCTTTAGGTACAAAATAATGATGAGATTCATAATGATTTCCAATAACAGTTAATGTCTCAGAGTCCTTATACGGTTCACGTAGTGTATTTTTAGTAATTACAAACATTTGGTCATCCCCTGATAATAAATTTATTAATTTACGACGTTTTTTTGTTTTTTTAGACAATGTAGCAGTAATTTTATCATGTTCTTCCTTTTCACAGGTGGTTTTTAAATGTAATAACTTTTTTAATTTATCTTTTTCCTCTGGATAAATTTGATCCAACACATCATCTTTTGATAAATCATAAATTCCCCTCAACAAAAGTGCGGAGACTCTATCGGGATGTGCCTGGGCATATAATAATGCAAGCGAACTACCCCAACTTCCACCAGCAACTACCATTTTTTCCGCACCACAATGCTTTCGAATACATTCTATGTCCTCAATTAAATGTATGGTTGTATTTTTTTCAGTATGATTACGCGGAGTTGATTTTCCACACCCCCTTTGATCAAATAAAATAATATGATAAGCCTTGGGATCATATAATCTACGTAAACGCGGTATTACATGATCACCTGGCCCGCCATGTAAGTAAATAACAGGAATACCTTTTGGATTTCCAGAACATTCCATATAAACGCGAACTTTTTTACCATTTGAAAGAGTATCTGTATGTAACCATTCACGTTTATGAGGTTGAATAGATGGGTACATACTAATTCATTTTATTTTAAATTATGAATTAAAATGTCTTATTATTCACAGTTAGAAACAAATGATATTAGTATAAAATTTGAATCTATACCCAATGAATGTCATCGTGTACTTTTATATGACTATTATGATAGTGGTGACAACCTACATAACTCAAAACATGATATTGTCAATAATTACAAATTTGTTGAATATGTAAATAAAATTAACGTGGAAATTACGTATAATGGAAAAACAGAAGTATTTCAAGAACGGTGTGTTATAGATGGAATGTTTAAACATGATAAAAGTGTATCTGACAGTTTTTAAATTATTGTAATGTCCATAGGTATAGAAATTGGTCAACTTCTCCTAATATTTCATCACGTACATTATTCAAATCAGTACTGGAATTTTTTAATTCTACTAAAAAAGATCGAAATGATTTTATTTCATGAATAAATTCAGATTGTGATAGTTGTTTATATGTGATTGTAGTATGAATAGGAAATCGTCCATTGTTACCCATGTATTTTTCCATGTAAGAATCTGTTAATCCGCTTAATTTTTCATGTAGTTCATCTGTTGCTTTATGTTGAGCATATATCTTGGTATTCCAATGATATAATTTAATCATATGCAATATTTTCAAAAAACTAGTAACTGGGTTTTTTGAAACCTGTTTTCGAGTTTTCATTTTTTATATGTATATTTTTATTCAATTCAAAATGATTCCCATATAAACATAACATATGTCGTGCATAATAGGCGAATGTATCATGTTTAATACATTTGCCTAGATCAGAATTTGTATACCTTACATATGGCATGTAAAATTTACAGAATTTACACAACATAAATTTATATATGAACAGTATTTAAGTTACTTCATCATGTTAGAAGGAAAGTTGATGATGCGATTAGTGCAGTATGACAAATTAAAAATACACCAAAAATACTTTATTGTACACAAGTTATTTTTTTTGGATATTGAAGTATGGCATCGTGAATATATTGGCATTTTTAAATGCTATGGAGTAACTAACAATATTATATTTACTATTTTGAATAGTTATGACCATGTAGAAATGAATAAACCTCATGTAGGAGTAAAGTATTGGGGGAAAGACGCAACTATACGCATTTATGAAATGGTTCCGCAGGGGCAACAATCTATGGAAAACAGAGCGTTGTCTAAGATTCTTACATCGATGTTAGATGAGCATTATTTAATATTGTAATATACTATGAAACTACTTATTATACAAACCTCCCCCCAACATACTGCAAGCACATTATTAGTTAATGCTATACATGGGTTAATTCCAGAACTATTTTATAAAAAAATTATAATGAATTTAGATAGTGTTGATACCCAAGATACTATTGTTATTAAATGTCATAATATTAATATAGATTCATTAATAGATAAATATGGTGGACAATATAAATTATTATTTATTTGTTCAGAACGGAAAGAGTTGAATTATTTAATTGATGAAAAATACAAAACATATAATAATGTTATTGTATTTGATTTTAATGAATTGAATGAAACAAACACAAATACATTAGCCAAGGTAGTTGATACTATTTATAATAAAATTACTATCATATTACCAGGTATAGTGTTAAGTAAAGTAAAATGTATGCAAAGAATT